ACTTATCCTTCTTAACGCTATATTGGAACGTCAAATGCAAGCGGTAAACTTACAACAAAATACATTTGGTCCAATGGTTAATCTTAGGAACATATATAATAGTTTAAAGAAACTAATAGAGAACGCAGGCTTAAATGGAATAGAACCCTATTTCATGGATCCTGACGTAGGTGCAGCTCAAATGCCTCAGTTGCCACCTAAACCACCAACTGAATTTGAAAAAGTTACATTAGCTCAAGTACAAGGTGAAAACCAACGTGCACAATTAAATGCGAATGTAACACTAAAAGAAATTGAAGGTAGAATGAGACAACAACTACTTGACTTCGAAATTAAGATTAAAGAATTAGAACTTAAATACGGATCTAAGATAGATGAGCTTGAACTTAAACGTAGAAGTATGTTAGAACAAGCAGATCTCAACAAATCAGGTGATTTGATGAAAGAGATAGTAAAAGGTCAACAACAATTCTTTAATGATGGACAAAAAAGAAACGCAAATCAGGGAGGGAAAGAGAGCCCAGGTGCTCCTAAACGATCCCCTACTGAAACAGGCATTTGAAGATCTCCTAGAAACTTATAAGCAGGAGATTTTCCACACAAGTTTTGCTGACGATGAAAAACGTAGATCCCTTTGGATGGCATATAATATGCTAGATAAAATCAGAGGGCATTTACAAACTATCATGGAAAGCGGAAAACTAGCTCAAAAAGATCTTGAGCTTTTACACAAGAGCTAACCTTTTCAAGGAGCTCGTTACACGTCAACCAATAGGAGGAACGTTACATGGCACAAGAACAAACTGTTCAAGGTGCTGCGAAGAAAATAACAGGACTACTGAATCCTAAAGAAGGACAATCAGAACCTGCAAAACAAGCAGAGCCTTCAGGGCAACCTCAAGAGATCAAAGAGGAAACTTCACAAGAGAGTCAATCAAAGTCTGAAGAAACTCCAAAAGAAGTCGCTACTGAAAATACGGAAATCAAAGAAGAAACGCAAACAGAAATAGAGGAACCCGAACTCCACCGAGTCAAAGTACAAGGTCAAGAGTTAGAGGTTAGCCTTGATGAACTGAAAGCAGGTTATTCACGAGATTCGGATTACCGACAAAAAACTCATACTTTAGGATTAGAGAGAAGAGATCTTGATAATCAAAAGGAAAGTTTTCGTCAATCTTATGATACTCGTTTATCAGAACTAAACGACTTGATTGGAACTGCTGATGGTTTCGTCAGACAACAACAAGGTAGTAAGGATCTCCAAAAACTTTATGATGAAGATCCCACAGCTGCAGCCCGACTGGATTACCAGTTACGAGAACAAGAAAGGCAGCTAGATGGAATGAAGTCTAAAGCACAGGAGGCTTATCGTAAACAATATGATGAGTACGTTACTGCCCAAAGAGACTTAGCAGCGGCTAAAATACCAGAGTACAGCGATCCTAATAAAACCGACCAATTCAAAACTAATATGCGTACAACGCTTAGAAGTTATGGATTTAATGATGGTGAAATTGGGAGTCTGGCTGATCATCGAATGTTAATGGTGATTAGAGATGCTATGAGTTATAAATCTGTTAAAGATAAAAGACCTATAGCCCAGAAGAAGGTAGCTAACGCACCTAGAGTTGTAAAATCTGGAATAGCCAAATCAAGTGCAAGTTCAGGTAGAGAGGGAATAAGAAATAAAATCGGTCGATTAAAGAAAACTGGACATCTTAAAGATGCTCAGAACGCTTTGCTTGACATGATGAATCTTAAATCTCAACAACAAAGGAAATAAAACAATGGCACAATTTAGTGATACGTTTGACACGTATGATTCCATTGGTGAACGTGAAGATCTGTCAGATGTTATTTATAACATCTCACCAACGGACACGCCTTTCTTAAGTTCTGCAGCTAAAACAAAAGCAACTGCAGTTCTACATGAATGGCAAACAGACTCGCTGACAGCAGCAGTAACAGATAATGCTGTTATCGAAGGTGATGAAGTAACTGTAGATGCTATCACTGCAACAACTAGATTATCTAACTCTTGTCAAATTATGGACAAGGCTATCTGTATCACAGGTACGCAAGAAGCAGTAGATAAAGCTGGTAGAGCATCTGAAATAGCTTATCAAATAGCTAAAAAAGCTAAGGAGCTTAAAAGAGATCTAGAAAGTTCTCTTACTTCTAACAACGCTGAAGTAACAGGTTCAGCAACAGCAGCAAGAGTAATGGGTGGCTTAAGATCATGGGTTGCTACTAATGACGTAATGGGTACTTCTGGAACATCTGGTGGCTTAGGTAATACCGCAGCTACTAATGGAACTCAAAGAGTATTCACAGAAAGTCTCTTGAAATCTGTAATTAAATCAGTATGGAATGCTGGTGGAAATCCAACTATGATTATGGTTGGACCTTTCAATAAACAAAAATTGTCAGGATTCACTGGTAACAGTACAAGATTTGATGCAGGTGCTGATGCGACTTTATATACATCAGTAGATGTTTATGCTTCTGACTTTGGTCAATTACAAGTAGTACCTAACAGGTTCTCTAGAGATAGAGATGCTTGGGTATTAGACATGGATTACTGGGGAGTAGCTTTCTTAAGAGACTTCACAATGCATGAATTGTCAAAAACTGGAGACTCAGAAAAAAGACAATTGCTTTTAGAGGCAACTCTAGAATCAAGAAATGAAGGTGCAAGCGGCTGCGTTGCCGACTTAACAACTTCGTAATAATATATAACTGTTTAGGCGAGTAACCTTTAATCTGCTCGCCTAGCAGTATTTCAAAATTGAAGATCTGAGATAGGTTAGGATCGGAACAATAAAGGAATATAATGAGAACATTAAACGACTATTTTATAACAGCTAAAATCGCAAACATCAGTACAGCATCATCAACATTTGTTGCTATACCAGATGGAGGCAAAGTAATTAAAATTTTAACAGCACTTCAAGCAGTTATTGCAACTGCTAATGGTGGCATCTCTTTTGAGATAGGCGGAACTGCTATTACAGGTGGTGGAATTACTGTAGCATATTCAGGATCAGCAGTAGGCGATGTAGACACAGCAGAACCAACAGCAGCTAATGATGTAGCTGAAGGTGGAACTATCGAAATGATAACTGATGGTGCTTCAACTAATGCCGCTGTACTTTACGTTACATTTGTAATTAGAAGATAATTAATTTGGATTAATGTTCCTGGAACGTTCTAGGAACACATCCTAAACAAAAGGAAAACAAAACATGAATTATGGATTAAGACATGGAACACATCAGGTATTAACTTCAGGTTCTAGCTCAAGTGCAAGTTCTGCATTTGCAGATGGATCTGAATATATTAGAGTAGTAAGTACTATTGCGTGTCATATAACTATTGCTGTATCTCCTACTGCAACTACTTCTACACAATTATTACCTGCTAATGAAATTGAAATTATTAAAATTTCTGCAGGAGAAAAAATTGCTGTACTTAGAATTGGTGGTTCTGATGGAAAATTACACGTTACTGAATTATCTGAGTAATGGCTAGAGTAAGAGCAACCGAATGGAATGCTGATGCTACCAAGACTAAGTATATACAAGAGTCTGATGGTAAGCTAACTGTAAACAATCAGCAAAACCTAAATCCTTTAATGGAAAGAAATAAAAAACTTTATACATTAAATGATGGATATACAAAATCTAGAGATATGAGAAGGGTTGCTAGTGTACCACCTATTATTCTACAGATATGGACTAAAGAATATAATGGATCTAATAATTGGTGGGGATTACCTAAAGATATTCAAAAGAAAATTATGAGGACTAAATTAAATAGTAGTGAGTTTAAATATTTTAGAACATCAGAAGGATCATTGTAATGGCATTATCAACATACGCAGAATTAAAAACAGGAATAGCTAATTGGTTAAACAGAACAGATTTAACTGATGAGATTGCTGATGATTTTATTAAACTTACAGAAGCAGATTTCAATGCTAAGTTAAGAATCAGAGCTATGGAACAAATAGATTCTATAACTATTGATTCAGAAACAGAAACAGTACCTACAGGATTTATATCTGTTAGATCATTTTATATTTTACTATCATCTAATAAATATCCTTTGGAGTACATTACACCACATAATATGTTTGAAATTAGAGGAGGTTCTAGAAGTGGTAGACCTAGGTCTTACACAATAGAGAGTGATGATGAAACAGAAACTTTCAGATTTGGTCCTTCCCCTGATACTAGCTATACTGGTTATCTATCATATTATAAAGCTATATCAGCTCTTAGTGCATCTAACACATCCAATTGGATGCTTGCAAATCATCCTGCAGTATATCTGTATGGATCCCTTTATCATGCATCTAACTTTTTAGGTGGAATAGATCAAGGACAAGCACAACATTGGTTACAAATGTATGTTACATCTCTTGAGAGATGCGAACAAAACGACAAACAAGATTCATATGGTGGAGCACCTGTAGTTCAA